ATCATTCTTGACATCCTTCTTAGTTTTCAAACTCTTCTTTTCCTTTCGGATTACCCCTCTTCTCTCCCACCATAAACATTTCAATTTTTTTTTCTTCTATTACTTTTCTCTTACATCATTTTATTTTTTAGCTGGTACCCTTTTGCTTGCTCTGCTGGTACCCCTTTTCTTCTTCCTAGCCATCTCTTTTTTATAAACCTTATAATTTTTGATACTATAACATCAGAAATTATTACCATCATCGTTTGCTTCTCAATAGTTCATCTATTGTTATTAATGCTGCATCATTATTAGGATGAATCTTTGCGGGTAATAAAATAACACTTGTATCTTCCTTTTTCTCTTCCTTTTTATTCACCTTTTTAACTATAGTAGATGTTGACTTCTGCAACTTACTTTCTACTATTTCATCATTAAAATCATAAATCTCCAATAACTTTTTGATGACCTTACTTCTCTCAATATCGTTTACACCGAGTTCAACGATTTTAATCCCAACATTAGATTCCTTGCCACTTTTTGTAAGAAAACCAGTATACTTTTTAAAACGCTCAATAAAATCAGATAAACCACTTTCCACATTACGGTCAGATTGCTTTAAATCTCCAGTAATAACCATTTTACTACCTTCACCAATTCTTGTCGTTAACATCAACATTTGATTTGGAGAACTATTCTGCATCTCATCCGCAATAATAAATGCATTTTTAAATGTCCTGCCTCGCATGAACGCCAACGGGGATATTTCAATTACATTATTATATAACATTGTTTCCACATCCTTCTTCGCATAAAACTCATAAAAAATATCAAAAATGGGCCTCGTCCAAGGGTCCATTTTTTTTTGAATCGTCCCTGGGAGAAATCCAATCTCTTCCTCTTCCACTGGCACAATAGGTCGCGTAATCACAATCTTATTAACGTTCCCATTCCTTAGTTCTTTAATAGCCTGATTGCAAGCCAATGCAGTTTTGCCGGTTCCGGCAGGACCAACCACAAAGAGAATCTTTGTATCTGTATCTTGTAACCCCTTTACATATGATTCCTGATTGGCTGACTTGGGTTTATAATAATGATATAATGATTTTAACTCCATATTATTATCACGTTTCATACTAAAAAATCTAGTACGTTGATACCCGTGCACACACGTCCTATGTAATAGTGTTGAGTTGAACAAAAAAAGGCCCTTTAATATGTGATGTACCTTTATCATCATACTATTATTATAATTTTCGTTTTATACGATTTTAATAGAATATCTATTTTGAACTGCGGCTACTACTAATATCAATAAAGATAGATATAAACTTAATAATCAGAGATGCCATTAAATATGTATTTGTTGATGAAGAACACAAACTTTGATTCATCTCACCCCAAAACATGATACCGCCGACAACTGTCCATGCCAATGTAAAATAAGAACAAAGTATTTTTATGATGTAAAATATCAACTTAGTGAACGAATCTTTTTTCTCAAACTCTTGCATATTTAGTGACAATATGGATACAATTGCTATAAAAAGGAAACTTGAACCTAATATTGCATTTGTAAGCAGATAATCATACATTGTCAAATTAATATGCAGTTGCTGTTGAAGACATTCTTTGTTATTAATTGCATAATAATAGTCACAGAATATAGTTGGAAAACAAAATACCAATACGACAACCCAACTAACAATGTAGATTGCGCGTTGACTATCATCTTTTACGGTTGGACTAATCGTGCCATAAGCAATCTCTTTGGGTTGAGATTCCAAATCATTAATTGGTGTAACGATATTGTTAGTTAGCGTTGACATTGTTAATACTGCTGGTTTCTATTAATATATGATTTTCTGCATCAATTTTTTTAATAATATTAAAATACCGTTTAAACTTTTTAACACCATCTAATGTATAACCATCGCATTTTCTAACAGGAATCATTTTATAACCATATACATTAAGAATTTGTCTTACTAAATTTAATAAAGGCCATTTTTGTTGTTTGTCTGCTTTAGTTTGTAAACTTGTCAATGCAGATGAGCTAAGAATTTTCTTTAATTCAATCAACTCTGGTTTAATTTTATTATAAATAGTATCACTGAGAAGAGAATCCCTTGGGATAAGTATTTCATTTTGTTCAGTAAAAAAAATACCAGAACTAGTCAATATCTTTTTGCTTATTTCATCTACGTTATTCATAATATAAATAGTATTGAATATTATTTATATTTTTTATAAAGAATAAGATTAGAATTTATACTGGTTTAATTTAAATCTCAAATTCAGGAATAGTATATACATCACCTTGCTTGACATATTTAGCAATAATTTTAGGATTAGTTTTATTACTAATAATATCTTCCGCTTGGTATACATTCATCATCTTATCAATGTAATAAATGATTCCTTGTATATCCTGGGCCCAAACCTCAATCTTCTGCATAGTTTGCTTATTCTCTTCTTGCAAATCAACCATCCCATGAGGAGTCCCTTTCATATGAGTTCCGCAATACTCATCTTCTTCCTTTTTCCTTCGCGTGCATTGTTCACCATTCGCACGCTTTGCACCACATCTATCGCAAAAAGGAACTATATTCTTCACTCTTTTTCTCTTGAGAAAATCTTCCTTTGTCAGTGATAATCTATCATAATCATAAATATACTGCAATAAAGAATTCAATTGTTCATTTGGAATTTCCAACGCAGTTGCCTTGTCCCGAATGCTATCCTTCAATTCGGTAATATATGCATCTATGCGTTTGTTGATTCGTCTTTCCATGTTTAGCTCTTTATATTAAAATAATATACTATTTCTAATTCAATTTTTTTATATAAATATAAAAATAATATAAATATAATAAGTATATTTATGCCGTATTATTATTTGTTTCCAATAAAGAATCGGGCGTTGCTACTACTACATTTGATTCTTCTGGTATAATATCTGTTTCACCTTTTTCTTGATTATTATTTACAGGAAATGCTTCTAGTAGGACCGGTTCGGTGCTAGGACGTCTTGATTTTGGAGCATCATTTGCTGTTACATCTTTGGTGGGTACATCCTTTACTAAATCTTTATTTATGTTTGTAATATCATCAAACCTGATATCACTATTAATTTGACTAATAAATAAATGCATTTTTCCTGTGAAACGACTAAAGAATTTTGTATGAAGTTTATGAAATATTTCAACGTAACTTATAAAGAGCAATAATTTTTCCTTTATCATAACAATACTGTAGTTGAATGTATGTATAAAATTATCAATATTCAACCCAGTTGAATTTTTTACCTTATATAATTCCAAGTCATGTTCTTTATGCAAGATATAACTAGATAGTCCACCTAGTAACGTCATAATCGTCTCGTGAATTGTTTGAGTTATTTCAAAGTCATATTGCTTAAATGGTTCTAAATCTTTATATACTGGATAACTATTTGAGTTTATTTGGATAATATCTACTATCTTTTTATCATCTTTAATATTTTCTAGAATATAGTCTGAAATAATTTTATATAACTTGAAATATTCGCAATACATTCTATTTGTAATGGCATAATAAATGCGTTTCATGTCGTCATACTCAATATCTATTAATTTTCCCTGAAAATGAAAAGAATCTAAACCAAAAATAAAGGCCTTTTGTTTATTATTTGTTAAAAATTCTGAATAGATTGTTTTCAATAATCTTATTTTATCATCTAGTGTCTTGAAATTTTTGATATTTTCGTCCTTTAAATCTACAACTCGTGTAAAATCCGCCTTGAGATCAGAAATTCTCTTATCCATATTATTTTACTATAAATTAATTTATCCATATAATTTATGGATACGATAGAAGATGGAACCTTTAACGAATCTCAGCCATTGACTACAGCAATCGTTACAAAAAATATGTCAGATATTGAATGGACAACTGAACATGAACAAATATTAATTGAATGGGCTGATAAAGCAATGTGCTATAGATGGCTACACTCCAAGTCAAATTCATTGTACTCAAGATTAAACGCGTTGTATACAATCCCTGTTATTATTATCTCTACACTCACTGGTACTGCAAATTTTGCTCAAACACGAGTCCCAGTGGACTATCAAAACTATTTTGCAATGATTGTTGGAGGATTTAACCTTTTAGCTGGTATTATTTCAACAATTCAGCAATTCTTAAAAATTACTCAGTTAAATGAAGCTCATCGCGTAAGTAGCATCGCATGGGATAAATTTTATAGAAATGTTAAAATTGAACTTGCAAAACACCCAAATGAAAGAATGAACCCAACACAACTCTTGAAAATATCAAAAGAAGAGTTTGATAGACTCATGGAAACCAGCCCAAATATTCCTGATAAAATTATATTACTTTTTACAGAGGCGTTTAATAACAGTGAAACCTTTTCCGCAATTGTTAAACCCGAAATATGTGATGCACTGATTTCAACTGAGAAGTTTCGTAACCCATGGTTTGATGAAGACCACAAAGAAAGCTCGGCGCTTGAACTTATTAAAACAAAAACCGCCTTAGAAAATAGACTAAAAATGGTGAAAATAACAAACAATAAAATCGTTAAGGAATTTAAATCTACATTTTTTCAATTAAATAACAGAGAACCAATGGATTCGGAAATACTTGATAATCTAAAGGAAAAAATAGACCCAACAACACTTCAGCTCATTATTCATGAACAAAAATCTAATCAAAACTCAGTTTCTATTTCTATCTCCAATGACGAAACTACAAATCAAATTATATCTTAGAAATACTATTCGGTAAAATAATCATTGACAATAACAAAAAGATATAAAATCCTATATAGGTTCCGTAAGAATCAGAAGTTACTCCATAAAATAACAGTATTTGAATAATAACATACATAAATAGTATAGAAAATCCAATAAAAGTAAGTAGTTTTGATGCAGACATATAATATATTGTAATATATTATATATAAATTATGTGTAAATTACTTATATCTACATCACTTATATGTTATGGTTAATATGATACTATTTATATGATACTATTTATATGATATAGTTACTCGTATTTTTCATATAATGCGATGAAATTGGGGTTTGTTGCTCGTATTTTATTATCCCCCAAATAAGTTCATTTCCAGTTATATCACTTCCTATATATACACTATCATATTGACATTGTTCAACATCACCCTTATTCGTATAATATTTCATATTTCCTAAAAATAAAACAATTCTGATTATTCCAAATGTTGATGTTGTATCTTGAGATATTTTCAAATATGTATCAATCGCATATTTATAGTCAGTAAAATAATAGTGTGGGGTTGATAAATATTTATTTGTGGATTCAGATTCGCCGAAATATAGTGTAAAATTTGTCTTTTCATAACTAGTGCATTTATATACTATTATTGGTGTCTCTATAATACTATTACTTTTATCTCTCAAGTAAAGTAAGTCTGGATGATTCATGAAAAATAAGGATACATCACTATGTATTGCAAAATTACATACATGACGTTGGTTCACTATCTCGTCCATAGTGACCAACCAAATGTCATTGTTGCGATACAATTCATGGATACCAATGCTGCATTTACTAAAATCGTAAAATAAATATACATCATTTTCGGTCTTTATGCAACCCTTATATTCATAAGAACCTGATATGATTTTATAAGAATTGTAAATAATATCCACTATTTTACTACTATATTCCATAATTGTGATATTTTCCTTAGGTTCAAATAATGGAAACGTAAAAATATCTTGAAATATATCGCTATGTTTTTGTAACATAAACTCTAAAAATGGTAATTTTCCACTAGTATTAACGTAGAAAGCACATATATGAACGTTGCATGTGAACTCATTCACATCTTGTGTAGTATCCAATAAAGTTAATCCAGGATATATATATCCTTCCAAGCCTGTCATTAATGAGCATTTTTCACTATTCTCATTATGAAAATGAAATGTAAACGCATTTTCTTTTTCTTCTGGATTCATTTATTGTATCTAATTATTTCATTTTAAATATATTTTTATTGAATATACTATAAAAATATATTTATTTATCTACTCTGTGTTTAATCACTTCTTTAATCTGTTCTTCCCGATTCTCTAAAATAAATTTTGTTACCTCTTCAGCTTTTGATGGACTTGACGAAAAGTAACTTTGTAATGTAGATATAAGTGTTTTTGCTGTGATTGGTTTCTTAACTTTATTTTTCTTATAAATTAAACTTCCACCCGTTATATCAAAGCAATCTATATCATTTTTCTTCATTACATTCATAAGAGATTCTGTTAATATTTTCTTTTTATTTTTTTTTTCCTTTATCTCAGCCTGCATTTTATTAATTTCACCTTCCATTTTTATCCATTCTTTAACATTCGTGATTAATTCGTCCTTATTCTCCATATACAAGTTACTATAATACTATATTCTATTATTTTATATCCTAATATCTTATATTCTATTTTAACCCGTTTGATTACACATTTGTAAAATTGTATTAAAACTAGGGTCAGTAGGTTGCTTTTTCTCAAGTAAACGATAATGACGAAGACATAATGTACCTTTATGAATTTTAACACTACAAACAGCCCCTTTATTTTTTCCTGTCTGTAACTGTTGAAGACATCCAGATTGCAAAATTTCATTATTACACTCATTCATTTTCTGTTTTTCTTCCTTTACCTTCTTTTTCTCTTCTTTTTCTTTTAGTTTCTCTTCCTTTGCTTTCTTTTTCTCTTCTTTTTCCTTTAGTTTCTCTTCCTTTGCTTTGAGTTTTTCTTCCTTAGCTTTCTGTTTTTCTTCCTTCTCCTTATCCTTTTTCTTCTTTAAAATTGCATATAGTGTTGAATGATGATGCAGATGACAATAATAATTCCCATCTATTGGTAAATATTTTACATGTTTATTTTTACATTTAATCTCATTTCCATCTGTACTGTATATATTTTTATGATTGCATGTACCATGTATATACTCTGTATTATTTCCATAACTCTTATTAATTAACTCTTGTTCAGCATCAAAACAATTTACGCCATGCACATTTTTATACCCATCTCTCTCGGGCAACAACTCATTTTGTATTTTCCTACAATAAGGGCATCTTATTTCCGAGGATTTTACTATAGTATTCTCCATCATATTATACTTATTCTTATGATTTATTACGTCATTGTATAATGCATCATAATTAAATTTGTGGTTACAACTAAGAACTATGTGGTCATTACATAATGGTTGATTTGTTATTAAACAAATATCACCATTTTCACACTTATTGTCATTGTCTAATGAGTTATATAATTCTTGGTAAAAATCAATCTCCCCCTCAATCTTATAATTTGGCATAATTTAATAAATTATGAATTATCTCTTTATATTTTTTATCTTATTTAGATATATCATATTAAATGTCACCAAACAAATGGGGGCCGCCAATATGGGCATTTTTCCATACGCTTGCAGAAAAAATTCCTTCTGATAAATTTGCACAATTGTTCCCATCATTATTTACCTTTATTATTAGAATATGCAGAGTGTTACCTTGTCCCGATTGTTCAAACCATGCATCTATTTTTTTATCAAAGGTAAACCCGGCAGGTGTGAGAGATAAAAATGATTTTAAAAATATATTATTTATTTTTCATAATATTGTAAATCGCAGAAAAAATAAATTACCTTTTGATATTGCCAATCTTGAAGCAACTTATAAAAATAATAATATTATAGATGCATACAACAGATTTATTAGCGTTTTTCACACAAGAGGTAATATGAAACTTTTAGCCGAATCATTTCAAAGAAAGTTAGTATTGAATGATTTTAAACGATGGTTTTTACAAAATGCAAGGCATTTTTTAATTAGTAGTCAATAGTTCACCATTTTTATATACACTACATTTAAACTGTTGTTTTTTTGGCATAGAGCAAACTTCTTTGCTGCTTGAGATTTCATTAAAAAATAAAAACTTTGACGACCCACCAACAAACATCAATCCAGGTATTAGTAATCCTGCAGCGGTTCCGGTTACTAAATTAAGTATTATATCAGTTACATCTGTTATGCACGATTTTAAGTAACGGATTCCGATATCCATAAATAAAAATGCAAGTAACCCACCAAATATCCAATAATTTATATCTTTATTCAAAAACATGGGCATGCAAATGTAGAATAGAGTAAATGATATAACAAATATACTAAATCCAGGATTTCCATATCTACTATACTGTATATCATTGCACATTTTAACACTGCTTTGCTTCGGTTTAACACCGCTAATTGCCATTAAAAACTCCCTTGTTATGCAACTTGCAATTAGAAATCCTAAATAAATAAATCCTTTGCTATTTTGAAATACAAATGACATGCTAAAAACACATATCGCAATAATAAAAGGTGAATATAATATTAGCAATGCTATAATATTGGAAGGTTCAAACATAAATAATGGTTTCTCATAGACGTTTGAAGCATTATTTCCTAATGTATTATTAGATTCGGGCATATAATAATAATATATATAATATTTTATATATTATTATTCTATTTATCGTTTTCAAAAATAATAGAAAATACATCTTGTATTGTTTTCACAGAATGAAATAAAATATTATCTATTAACTTTGTATCCTTGTATTTTTCCATAAATTTTACAAAATCTCGCTGGTTTTCTTCAGGATAAATAAATTCATTCACACCTGATTTAATACCTCCCAAAAATTTTACATCCAAACCACCAATCTCAGTAACAGAACCATCCAACGAAATCTCACCTGTTATAGCTATATTATGCTTTATTTTTTTTTGATTCAATAAACTGTATATAACACTAGTAATTGCCGCACCAGCTGAAGGTCCATCCTTTGGAACAGCCCCTTCCGGGCAATGTACATGTATACCATGCTTTGTCTTTTCATACAACTCAGTAATAATTGTCCTATTTTCATTGCTTGTTAAACTCCATGCTAAGGTATTTGCTACATACATTGATTCCTTCATAACATCTCCTTGCATACCAGTTAATTTTAACTGCAAGAATAGATTGGAAGGAAAAAACTTTACTTGAATAGGTAAAATCCCCCCTCTTCCCATTGAGTTTGCCCATAATCCATTTATTACTCCAATACGATTCTCCCTATGAATTTCTATTTTCTTTAGTTCATGACGGTCTTTTAAATAAATATTTTTTATATCATTAATTTTGATATGGATTGGCGTTTCAGCAAACTCATATTTTAAAATTTTAATATTAACTTCGCCTATAATTTCAAAAATAATTTCCTTTAGTTTACGCACACCTGGTTCAGATGTGTATTCATCAATAATATAGGTTATACATTCATCATCTATATAAATAATATCTTGCAATCCCATCTTTTTATAAATTTCTGGTAATATATGCGTTTTTGTAATAATTAACTTTTCTTCAAGTGAAAGATTTAAAAATTGAATACGATGGATGCGGTCTAGTAAAATCTTATCAATAGAATCTACATCATTATATGATAATATAAAAAGCGCCTTTGACAAATCAAAATCAACACCAGAAAAATACTTATCTTGAAAACTATCATTCTGTGTTGGGTCTAGTAAATGAGTTAATATACCTATAATCTCTCTTCCGTGCTCTGTCTTTGAAATCTTATCCAATTCATCAATAAAAATAATGTGATTCATGCATTTTTTATCTATTAATATTTGAACAATATTGCCCCAGGTTGACCCGACATATGTATAGTTATGACCGTGGAGAGTACTACCATTACTATCACCACCCATTTGAATCATAGCAAATGGTCTAGAAACTCCATTTTCATCAGTTAGGCATTTTGATAAACCATGTTTTGCCAATGAAGTTTTGCCAACTCCAGGAGGTCCTTCAAATCCAAAACAATAACCATCTTGTTCACCATTTATCCACTGACCAATAATTCGTTCTATCTGTATTTTTGCTTTTTCGTGCCCATATACAGCATCATCTAATGTAGTCTTTACTGATTTAATATATTTTGTTATACTAATAAAGTTATCTTTAATTCTATTCATCTTATTATAAAAAGTCACGTTTATGTCAAAATCTACAATAGTTAATACTGAATAGAGTTGATGAATATCACATAATTGAAGGAAATCAAATAGTCTAGAAAGTAGTTCTTTTTTACTTTTTGTATTGTATATAATTGTTTCATAAGTAACATTCATATTTTTATAATGTTCCAACCAGTCATTTATTTTTATTATTATAGAAGATATAGTTGTTTTTTTCTTTGATGAAAGAAATGCTTTTACTTTATTTATTAATAATTCGCGATTACTTATTTTACTAATATTTGATTCAAGTTCTTTTATAAATAATAGGATATCAATGCTTGTATAAACATTTTTTCTATTATAATTTGGAATCCAATCTATTACTTGTTGTGTTTCAAGTAATTCTTTCATAAAGTTTTTGTTCTCTTGCATTACGTCCATAATAGGCTCTTTTTTATATATACCAAAAGGTATTTTAAGCAATCCATCCAAGTATTGACGAGCTTTGGACCCAGAATCCTCGGTTTTTGACTTTACTTCTTTCAACTTTATCATTGCTTTTTCCTTAACAGTATCTGTTGTTTTCATAAGACATATTTGCTGTTCTAGAGGAATTTTGCTAATATCAAAATTTGTGAGACTATTTGTATATTGAACTGTTTTTTTAATTGCTTCTTTGAAGTATTGTTTTATATACCAGGGAAAACTATCAAAAAGAATAGTTTGTTCCATCGTATCTACAGAAGTATTTGCATCATTAGATAGTAAATCATATAATAAATATGCCATGTATTTATTATCATAATCAGTTGAGATTATAAGTAAAAATATTAGTGTATTTCTTCTTGTATATAAATCATTTTGAATAAAATCCCGAACAATACACGAAAGATTTTTTTGTTTCAATAATTTATATTGTGTTTGATAGCTTATATATTTATTACATATTTCAATTGCATTATTTATAAGATAATCTTTTAGTGTTAGTGAATCTAAAAATCTATTGAATCCAGATTCTCTAAACTCTTCTTTTTCAGATATTTCAGATTTTATAAAGAATAACTTATTATCAATATAACTATTTTGCAAGAATTGAACCATGACATCATCAATAATTCCATACACAGCAACGTGCTTATTTGTTGGCATGTGATGTATGTAAACTCTTATTCCGTAGACCCTTGTATGAAATTGTTTGAAAATATGCGATATATCACTGCATTCAAAATTCTTACTAGAATCTAAACAAATTTCCTCGCTGTTTTTTGTAGAGAGAATCTTGTATTGAGTAGGATGAAAAAATTTTTTCAAGAGTTCATATTTTGAAGATTGTTCTTTATTTATAAATAGTGAATCTATATTTCCCAAACATACAGTAATATAATCTTCAAATGATTCTGTGCCGTAACTTTTAATCAAACTTGATAGTTCATTGTTTAAATCTTGTACACTATTAATTAAGTCTTCTTTTGAACTCTGAGAACACGTTTTCAAAGAATCTCTAATGTTTCTTATTCTCTCGTTTATCCCCGAAGCAGTTGCAATACATGAGTTAACATCATTCACTCCTAAAATATCTAACATTTTATTTTTCTGAACATGAATGATAGTTTTTTGAATGACATCCCGAAAAAATATTATTTTTTTATCAAAAACAATCATTATTTCTTGTGAATTATTTTTTTCAGAATTCACAGATAATTTATTCTTCATGCCTATTTTATTTATATGCATATTAGAAAATGCGATATTCATACTATTAGATAGACTTATTATATAGAGTGAATTATACTAATTCAAACTATATTAAACGTAATACAATAAGTTTATATATTAAAGAAGGTATGGGTATTCCAAGTTATTTTTCTTATATTGTTAAAAATCATTCTTCCATTATTAGAAAATTATTAAAAGGCGACATGTCTATTAATAATTTATACCTTGATTGCAACTCAATTATTTACGATGCTGTTCGTAACATTGATTTTGATTCTCTAACAGAACCTGCTACTCGTTCTATTATTTGTAAAGTTAACCAAAAAATTGAAGAATATATATCTCTTATTACACCAAACGATACAATTATGATTGCGTTTGATGGTGTTGCTCCAGTAGCTAAGCTTGAGCAACAACGAAATAGGCGTTATAAATCGTGGTTTCAAAATGAAATATCAAAGTCTATTTTTAAAAAGCCTATTGGTAACGACCCATGGAATACAACAGCTATTACACCAGGAACAGAGTTTATGAGAGATTTAAATGAATCAGTTGCAGCGCATTTTAAGGACGCTTCAAAGTACAATGTTCAGAATATTATCGTTTCCACATCAGACGAAGTTGGTGAAGGTGAACATAAGATTTTTGACTATATTCGCTCCAATAGTGAATCTCACGTAGATAAAACAACAGTTATTTATGGATTAGATGCAGATTTAATCATGTTATCCATTAACCATCTTCCTATAAATGATAGAATCTTCTTATTCAGAGAGACTCCAGAATTTATTAAATCAATAGATGCATCCTTGGAACCTAATGAAACCTATTTGTTAGATATTCCCGAACTTGCAAATATTATTACATTAGACATGAATAACCAAGTAGAGTTAACAACGCAACAACAAAAAAATCGTATTTATGATTATATTTTTATGTGTTTCTTTCTTGGAAATGATTTCATGCCTCATTTTCCGGCACTGAATATTAGAACTGGGGGTGTAGATAAAATGTTAAATGCATATAAGGCAACAATAGGAGGTACTAATGAAAACCTTACAGATGGAAAACAAATATTTTGGAAGCCGGTTAGAACAATGATAGAATGGCTGGCTCAAAATGAAGATGACTTTATTAAAACCGAAATGAAACTACGAGATAGGAGAGAGAAAACAAATTATCTATCCGAGACTCCCGAACAAAAGTATATGAAGTTTGAAGCCATCCCTAATTATGAGAGAGAGATTGAAAAATATATTAAATTTGGAAAGGAGGGGTGGCGTTATCGTTATTATAAATGTTTATTTAAGATAGATATAAATGAAGAAAGATGTAAGGAAATATGTATTAATTATCTACAAGGATTGGAGTGGACTATGAAGTATTATACATCAGGCTGCCCGGATTTTAGATGGTGTTATCAGCACAACTATCCACCATTATTGCAAGATTTGATTCGTTTTACACCATACTTTGATACTAGTTTTATACAGTCTAATACGAATAAGGCTGTTATTCCATTGGTACAATTATGTTATGTATTGCCCAGACATAGTCTTGATTTTTTACCAGAAAAGTTATCCAAAGCTTTGAAACGAGACCATGCAGACCTGTATCCAACTGATTGTGAATTTGCATGGGCATTCTGTAAATATTTCTGGGAGTGCCATGTTGAATTACCTCATATAAACGTAGATGCACTAGAAGAGTATGTTCACGCTGTAGTAAAATCATAGATTTACCCTGTTTTGTTTATTATTAATTGTTTCCGTGTATTATGCTTTTTTCCTTTTCTGGTTTTTTTATTCCTTCGTCTTTTGCTTTTTTTACGTTTTGATTTACCTCCTTCCGAACTTCTGATTGGCCCATTCACTCTATCTTCTTCTTCAATTTCTGCCTGAATCCTTGCATCCTCGGCTGCATCCTCAGCATCTTCTTTCTCTTCTCTTGCTGCGCGTTGTTCAGACGTTTCCTCAATAATTGGAGTACTTAAATCGCCTTTCAATAATCGTTTTTTGTAGTCTTTAAATCCCGGGCGTTGCCCTGTAGCTACTGCAATCGCCTCACGATGCAAAGCGGCAGTTTCAGAGTCTGATGCTAACGCAGGTCTAAAGAAATTTCCCGCAGTTTCTTTTCCTTCTGGAGACAACCGTAAATAATATATCATACCTGTAATCGGAACCGCCAATAAACTCAAGTATATCAATGGGTTAACAGATGATGACATAGATATATCTTAATATACTATTTTATTATTTTATTTAATAAGGGAAGGCTCGCGCAAGATTTTAAAACCGACCCCTTTTATTGGTCTTAATCATTTGTTAGCATATATGCTAACACAAAATAAAGAAATAAATTTATAGTTGTTTCTCAGTAAGCCGGGGAAAAAGGGAAAATAAAAAGTTGCAAAAGTACCCTGGGTTCCAAAAATGGACAAAAATAAATGTCCATTTTTCAATAGGGCCGTTATTTTACGAAAAAAACACTAAATATTTTCCCTTATGGTCTCCATGGTTTGAACAATTTTTTGAACTTGAAAATTTTTGTGAGCATATATTTTTTATTCTTTTTTAAAAACGATTTAGGAACTTTTTTCGTTAGCCAATATATGGCTAATAAAAAGTTCCAAAAAAGTTCCGAAATTTTTTGTTGCAACTTGTGTGACTATAATACGTCACGAATGAGTCAATATACCAGACATCTGTTGACACCAAAACACCAAATGGCTAATTGTGGCAAAAATTTGGCTAATAAAAAAGTTCCGAACGTTTCCATCTGCATTTGTGGTAAGGAATACAAGTATCTATCAAGTCTATGTAAGCATAAGAAAACATGTGAAAAGTTCCAAAAAAGTTCCGAAAATTCAGACAATCCCAATAATGTGATTATTGAGTTAATCAAACAGAATCAAGATTTTAAGGAACTCATAATTGAACAGAACAAGCAATTAATTGAAATGGCTGGAAAGGTCGGTGGAAATACGATTCACAATACACACAATACAAATAATACAAACCATACCAATAATACAAATAACTTTAATCTACAGTTTTTCTTGAATGAACAATGTAAGGATGCCTTGAATATTATGGAATTTGTCAATACTATTAAACTGCAATTAAGTGATTTAGATATGGTGGGTAGATTGGGATATACCGAAGGGATTAGTAAAATATTTATAAGAGGATTGAAGGAATTAGACATCTTTAAGCGTCCTATACATTGCAGCGATTTAAAGAGAGAAATATTGTATGTTAAGGACAAGGATGCATGGGAGAAAGAAAATGATGAAAATATCAAAATAAAACAGGCTATTAAATATATTGCCAACAAAAATATAAAGCAGATTCCACAATGGAAAGAGGAAAATCCTGCATCTGAAGATACCGAGACAAAAAAACATATGGATTATATTCATATTCTACACGAGTCTATGGGAGGGTCTTCACAAGAAAGTGACGATAAAAAGAATAATAAAATTATTAGAAATGTAGCCAAAGAAGTTATTATTGATAAGAATAAATAAAAATGTATAAGAAATAGATAATATTTTTATTTTACATTAGAATTTAAAAATAATATTCTTATTGAACAATATATGACTGAGATTACAAAGCAAATAATAAGCAGTTTTTCAAGCCGAGATGAGTTTATCCAACTCTTAAAAGTAAACCCTGGTTTAGTGATTGTCAAATTAGGCGCAAGTTGGTGTGGGCCTTGTAAACAAATTGCGCATATAGTTGAAGCATTCTTTGCATCATCACCTGCAAATGTAATTTGTGCAGATATTGATGTAGACCATAGCATAGATTTATACGCATACTTGAAACAAAAAAGGATGGTTAATGGCATACCTGTAATGTTAATGTATGTAAGAGGCAACGTATCATTTGCTCCAAATGATAGTGTTACTGGTGCAGACCCAGGCCAATTAAATGCATTCTTTAAGAGATGTGGGAATCATCTAGCTATTATTGAAAAGGCATATTCCGAAAGGGCTATAAATAAAAATTGAACATAATATAAGAAAGAAAAATTATGATTAAAAGATGGAACCTATGGATACATTTGATATTAATATTAATAAAGAAAGAGAGCTTTTTGAAATAAGAAGTGCAATGGTTATTATGGAATTGGAAAAAATGATAGAAAAGGCAAAACAACTAGAAAAACATGTCATTAAATTAGTAGAGCATGAGGCAAGTGAACCTCCTAGAAAAAAAATTAAATTTAATTAATGAATAACTTAGAATTATTTATATATGGGTTATATATAAATAATGGAAAATGTGGCGAAGAATACACCAGAAAAGGTATGCAAGAATATAGATGTAACTGTTACAGAAGAAACAGAGTTTATTCTACCAAATAATGAGGGTTACACCATCTACTCAAAAAGTGGTTGCCCAAATTGCATATTAATTAAAAAATTCTTATGTGAAAAGGGTGTACGACAATTTACCGTTAACTGTGATGAATATTTATTGGAAAATAAATTTAAATTTTTAAAATTTATAGAAAGTGTTGCCGAACAAGAAGTCAAATTATTTCCCATGATTTTCTTTAACGGTAAATATATTGGTGGATGTAAGGAATCCATGAAACATTATGAGCAAGAAGAATATTTTTCCGATAAAAATGTATTTTAATATATCAAGGTAAAGTACATTCTAATAATGAGCGTTGATTTAGATATTGAAAATTATAATTTACAAGATATTTTATCTTTATTCAAATTATCTGAACATTTTGATGAAAGCGATTTAAAGAGAGCAAAGCAAATAGTCTTGAAAACTCATCCGGATAAATCTAAATTACCTTCAGAATTTTTTTTGTTTTATTCAAAAGCATATAAGATGTTATATTCAGTATGGGAGTTTAGAAAATGTTCCGAAGTAGATTCTTCAAAGCCGCAAAATACTGATTATACACCAACTTCTGATGAAGAAAAGAATGTATTATTGGACCAGTTTTTTGACTCTAATGATAAATTTAAAAAGGCAAAGCATTTTAACAGGTGGTTTAATGAACAATTTGAAAAGAACAGATTGCAGAATGATTCGCAAGAAAAGGGGTATGGCGATTGGTTAAAAACAAATCAAGGTATTGACCCTGTTAAAAATGTATCTATGGCAACTATGAAGCAAGAATTTGACAAGAAAAAGAGTGAGGCACGTTCTCTCATTATTGTAGAAGATATTCAAGAAACTTGGTCAAATAATTCTATATCAGCATCAGAATTATCAAATGATGCACCAGGAACATTTGATTCTGGACTATTTAGTGGACTAGGTTTTCAGGACCTCTATAAAGCACACACTGAAACGGTAATACCGGTCACGGAAGAAGATTATGAAAAAAGACATAAGTTTAATACAGTGAATGAATTTGTCAGTTATAGGAATAATCAAGACACTACACCTTTATCAGAGTTGCAAGCCCAACAATATTTGCAACAAAAAAACAAAAAGGAAGAAGAAATGGCCGTAAGGAGAGCATATGAATTGGCGAAACAAACAGAATTAGCGAAACAAAAGAGCCAAGATTTTTGGAGCGGACTTCAGTTGTTAAAGAATAAATAATATAATTAAATATATTATAGTATTATAGTATTATATATGTCATTTAAATTGAAAGATTATATCAACTATATTTATTTATTTATTATTATAGTAGTGTTACTGTTTTTATATAATAGATATGAGGATAAGTTGGCTTCAAAAAATATGGATGGTGATTATAGTGCAATACAAAAATATCTTCTTTCTGATTCATCTTTAGCCGATGTTAAAAAACCTATTTTGTGGATTCCAATCACTTATGAATATAACGCACGAAATTGGCTTAGTTTTGGTTCACGAAGTACATTTGATTTAAACCAGCCTTATATGTATTTAACAGTCAAAAGTATTATTAATCAGTGTGAAGGTTCTTTTCATATATGTTTAATTGATGATGAGTCTTTCGCAAAATTATTACCAAATTGGTCTATAGATTTGAAAATGATTGGCAGTCCTACGGTAGATTATATTCGTTCTCTCGCACTAGCGAAACTTCTTCATACATATGGTGGAATGATTGTGCCTCCTTCATTTTTATGTATGCGAGATTTGCATGATATGTATATTTCTGGAAGTAGTAACCATAAAATGCTTATTTGCGAAGTTGTAGATAGGAATATAACATCAACGACAAACGAATTTTATCCAAGTACAACTTTTATGGGCGCTGAAAAAGAATGTCCCGTCGTAAAAGAACTGATTGATTTTATGCAAAGAACCATATCAACGGATTATACATCGCAATTGGAATTCTTGGGGGAGTTTGACCGCTGGTGCAATTCACGCGCCCAGAAACATCAAATAAGTATTATATCTGGAAAGTTAATAGGAACTAAAACAATGGATGAGACTACTATTCTAGTAGATGATTTATTATCCAATAATTATATTGATTTATATCCACAGACTTACGGGATTTATATTCCAGCGAAGGAGATATTAAACCGTAGACATTATGAATGGTTTGCGCGCATGTCGCCTCAACAAGTATTAGAATCAAATATAATACTTAGCAAATATATTTTACTTGCAAGCACACCTGATTCCAAAAAAGGAACCATTGAACCTCTTGTAAATCAACCAAAAAAATGGATAGGATATTGGCAAGTACCTTCCGGATTTGGATTATGGGGAATGAAACCAGTGCCATTTGCTACTCATTTAATTAGAAAAAATACAGACCCAAAGCCATAATAATATCATATATAATAAATAATATTCATCTAAAAATAAATATAATAAATAATATTGTACGTAGATTTATCATATTTAATTACAGAAGTATAAGTAATTTTATTGAAATTACAAATTTGTCTTACTAGTGTGATAAAATTATTATAAGTCAATTTTCTATCAAGATATTTTTGTTTTGAAATATGATAAAATGGTTTACAAGTATTTATAAAACTAGGTATATCATTTGTAAAAATACCCTTTTTATAAGAATCATAATTAAATAAGTAATATTTTTCATTTTTTGTACATAATAGTTCTAGTAAAGTAAATAGTATTTCATTTGGCATTTGTTTTTTGAATATTTGATTCGTCATTATATATTATATACAATGAAGAATCTTATTTAGATTCAAAAATTTAAAACTGTTTAATTAAATTATTTGTAAAAAGTGCCAATTCAATCTCATCTTCATGAATATTGTAAAAAATAGAAATATATTTACATATAAATGGAATAATTGTATATTTTTCATCTTCGCTGAGTAGAGCAGTAGTTTTAATAAATAAAAAATAATTATCTAAAATATCCATCACAGAATATCCTTTATCATAGATAGAATAAATTAGTTTAATAGACTCTCCTAGCTTTTTCTGTTTTAATAAAATAGTGTATTCGTGAAATAATTGAAAGCTTATATTTGTACATACTTGAGTTGCAAGATCTAATGTAATTGGCATATCTAATAACTTAAATTTTTCCATATAATTGAGAAGTATTTTAACAGTATTATTGCAAATATCTAACATATATTCTTCAGCATCAGGTGTAATTTCAATTTGTTCGTTTATTTTTATTTTATGTATAATTTTTGCTAAATTTTCTCTTTGAAGTGGTTTAATTTTAATGATAGAAAATCTTGATTGAAGACTTTCAATCACCTTTTGAATATTACTACAAGAGGATATAAAATGTACATTATGACTATACTTATCTATATAATTTCTGAATACTTGCTGACTTTGTTCATTTATAAAATCAATATCATCCAAAATTACAATTTTTTTTTTATTTTTTATAATGGAACAATTTTGACAAAATGTTTTAACATCATTCCTATAGTAATTAATACCCTGGTCCTTTAGACTATTAATATTCAATACATTTTCATTATATTCATATTCAGTATAGTCTTTGTAATATTCACGTATAAGTGCATTGACTATAGTTGTTTTACCACAACCCATATTCCCAACAAAAACTATATTTAAATTATTAATTAGAATGAATGTTTTTAAGATAGTAATCATTTCTTCTTCTATTTCAAAGTCCTTAAAATAAATAGGTTGAAACTTGTTAATAAAAAGTGTGTTATCCATTTTAATAATATTCGTAAATTATTATTTAAGTTTATCTCTAATAATAATAATAAAATATAAATGTCTGAAGAGAGTAAGAACTTTTATACTATATTAGGAGTAGATGAGAATGCAAGTATAGATGAAATAAAAAAATCATATAGAAAATTATCATTGAAGTATCACCCGGACCGTAATCAAGGTGATATAGAAAAGGTTAAAATATTTCAAAAGATTAATGAGGCTTATGAAACCCTGGGCGACCAAGAAAGAAAGAGTGAGTATGATATGTCAAGAAAAAATCCATTTATGCGAATGAATAGTATGGGAGGAATGAATATGGGAGGTGGCATGCATGGTTCCGAAACCATGGATATTAATGATTTATTTGCAAATTTATTTTTTGGAGGAGGAATGCCAGGAATGGGAGGAATGGGAGGAATGCCTGGGAGTATGCCTGGGAGTATGCCTGGAGGATTATTTCACAGTGGATTCCCACCTGGTGCTAATATTCGGGTATTTAGAAATGGAGTACCAGTAAATATGGGGCAATCCTTTGAAAAACCGACTCCTATTATTAAAACTATCCATATTACTATGGAAACTGTATTACATGGAGGAAAACTTCCATTAGAGATTGAGAGATGGAGTATGGAATCTGGAAATAAAGTATTTGAAACAGTGACATTGTACATAGATATATTTAAAGGAATAGACCATAATGAAATCATCATTATAAAAGATCAAGGCAATAGTATACATGAAACATGCAAAGGAGATATTAAAGTATTTGTAAGCATCAACAATGAATCAGAGTTTATAAGACGTGGATTAGATTTATTTATACAGAAAGAAATAACCTTGAAGGAAGCCTTGTGTGGATTCAGTTTTGAATTGAAGTATATCAATAAAAAGATATATACTATTCACAATAATGCCGGAAATGTGATTCCACCAAACTATCAAAAAATAATCCCAGATATGGGATTAACGAGAGATGAACATAAGGGAAACCTAATTATTCAATTTAATATTGTATTTCCTGAGACACTATCATTGGAACAAATTGCTAGTTTAGAAAAGATATTATAAACACGTTTATAGATTAGTTCGTACAAAAAAATAAAATTATAAAATAAAAACAATATGGAAGCCGCAATTTATTATAGGAAAGAACACATTTATAATGTTGATGTAGATTTAGATTTTAAATTTATAGCAGATGATACGCGCATTATGTATACAACTGCACATAAAGCAATAACAGAATTAAATCTATGGGAATATATTAAACGTGATCCTGGACCTGGTGGATTTTTGTTTAGTAAAGACCCAGAATTAAAACATCTTATTAATAAGATTAAAGAGCTTGGATATAGTGAACACACAAGAGCTTCGTTCGGCAGTATTATGAGAATAATGCAATATATTTCAGAATACGGATATACTACATTTAAGAATCATTATAATAAGTATAAGTAAATAAAAAAATTGATTATATAAAAAGCCTCAAATAATAAGTAACAGTTATAATCAGTCATGGCTAACCGAGGAAATGGACAATATGAATTTGTTGATGAGAGTAGTCGCATCATGTATACTACAGCGCATGCTGCGCTAACTCTATTGGAGCTTTGGGATTTCGTGAAGAAAGACCCTGGACCGCTCGGATTTATGTATTCTGGTGCACCAGAAGTTGACCAAATTTATGCAAAGGTTGAAGAACTTGGATATAGTGGTCATTCCGGAGCTTCATTTGGTTGCACCCTGCGAACCATGCAGTATATTGCAAAAAATGGTTATGATAATTTTAGAAATGAATACACTGCGAGACAACAAACATAAAATATTCTATAAAAATAATAATAATAGTTTTACCTTTTTATAATTTAAAGAATAAATAGATAAAATAGTGGGAGTCATTATGACTTCCATTTTTGCCTTTTTAGTTCAGTGGTAGAATAATCCTCTTGTAAAGGATAGGTCGCGAGTTCAATTCTCGCAGAAGGCTAATTATAATTATCATAATACAGATATATAATTTCAAGTAACTCGCTATTTTCATTATTTTTTATACGTTCAATTTGTTCATCAATTTTACATTTAAGCTGATGTAATTTTGTTGAAATATAAGGATTTATTCTGAACCCTTTCTTATTAATATAAGAGTCTGGATTAAAACGAATAATAATATATTTACAAGTAAAATTAACAATTAGGTCGTTATATCTCGCTTCTTCATATTCCTTACTATAAGATTTATGTTGATTTTCGTCAGTTTCAATACATAATAATGTATTATCAATTAACTTTCTATGATCAATGCGTCTGCGTGTTAAACAATCACAACCACCATACTCAAGTATTTTATCATGATTAAAACCTTCATAATTTGCATTAAGAAAATCTCGTACTGCTATTTCTTTTGTTTTACATCTAATTTGAAAAGTAAGAGGGTCTAAAGGGAATAAATATTGAAAACAGTGCGTGCAGTAATTTTTATATTTTTTATTACCTTTTATCAAACATCCATCATTTTTACATAAATTACTCCATAAATTTATCATTCCTTCTAACTTATGATTTAAACAAAATATTGGTATTTTTTCTTTCTCATAATTAAAACGTGGAATCTTTTCACAATTAGAAAATATACATGATTTTCGTTGTTTAACATTTAGCATTCCATCTAATTTATGATTAACACAGAAATTAGGTTTTTCACCTTTAAAATTGAAACAAGGTTTAATATTACAATCTTTGAAAATACATCTTTTTGATTTTATATCAATCATTCCATCTAATTTGTGTATAAAGCAAAATCTACCCTTTTTTTCATTTTTAAAATTAAAATAAGAAGTTATTTTACAACCTTTTATTTCACATTTTTTATGAAAAACATCAATCATTTCATCTAGTTTGTGTTTAAGACAGTAACGACCATTTTTTTCACCATCAAAATTAAAAATTGGAAATAACTTGCAACCATCTACTTCGCAAATTCTGGACCAAGAAATAAACATATCATCTGTTTTATGTTCTGCGCAAAATATATTTTTTTTAATTTCATTACCATAATTTGCACGTTTTTTACAATTCAAATGAGAACATAAAGTTGGCATACTACTATAATATATTTAAAAATTCTAGATTAGTCCTTAATTTTTTTTTTGGACTAATCTTCTTAGTCTTCTTAATCTTTGGATATTTAAATATACATTTTTCTTGGAATCTAAAATAGTAAAAAATAAATATATTAAAGACATTCACTTTATTTTTGTAACGATATGGAACGTTTACCAATTATGACAAGAGAAAAACTACATACACTTTATCTAGAAAGTCAAAAGAAAAAAAGAACTGAAATCGCAAAACAATTATTTGATGATATACGCAAACGTGTTATTGAATATAATGAAAGAGGAGAGACTTTATGTACAGTCATCACGGATAAAGCTATGGATGAAGAGACGATTCAAAATGTAGTCTATAATATACAATCACTCTTTTGTGATAGTAGTGTTTCGTCAATGCTGCATCACGATGATAAGCACTTAATTCGGGTTGATTGGTCATTACCAACTTATGTTGTTAAGCCAGAAGATAAAATAAATTAAATTAGTCTAAATTTATTCTATTAATATTTTTATTTTATTATACAAATATATATATGGCAGGTAGACCAAGAGTTGTTAGAAATATTCAATCTTATATTAACAGAAGTGATGCAAATAGTGGATTAAGCATGTTAAAGGCCGGAACTGCTCCCAAAGTTGGTGTAACTCATTATTTATGGTATAATTTGCAATCGCAATGCACACAAGGGCCATTGGATTTTGTTAATTCAAAGGTTTATTATAATACATTACAATGGCAAACCTATGGAAATCTTAGGCCGTCATTTGTACCAAGTCCACGTCATGCATATACGAACTTTCCAGCATCAAGATATGCGAGTGCAACCCATGCAAGTTCTTTTAATGGTAATTATAATTTGAAATAAATAAAAATAAACTATTTTCTATTCTAGTAGTTTATTTTTTACCCTTTTTAGCCGTCTTCGTCTTACGAACGCGTTTCCCACGTCTAGATTTTTTCTTTCCACCAGTGGGTCCTTGAGGTGGTGTATAACCAGCTGGCATTGGCTCTAATTTCCATTTATCCATCTGGTTTTTAGTAAGTGACATGGGTTGATTATTCATAACATCCTTGAAATTATATATAGGAATTGTGGCAATTTCGCTATTTTGGCCAGGGTTAACTGCTCCTGTACGATTTTCAGAACCTTCATAGACATAAATTCTGCCATCTAATGTTGAGTAGAACTTTCCTTCAACTAATTTATTCGGATTAAAGCTACTGCTAAACATTCCACCCATGTTATTTATATAAGATAATATAAATATAAATCGGGTAGATTCTTTTCTTTTTGCTCTATTTTATTTCCTTTTCTTTTCTTTTTTCCTCTTTTTATCTTAATATGAAAGCGCAAGTGTGTCAAATATGGGGGTTGCCAAACGAAAAAAACTCACTGTGTAACCAATAAGAATAATAAAAAACGCATAAATATCGCTATTAGTTATTTTTTTCTTCAAGTAAAACCGATTAATCAGCAATAAGTAAGAAAACTGTACAACAATAAGTAAAAAAGTATCCTGAGTTGGTGAAACTAGATTATTACTATGACCAATATCAATGGCTAGTGTTAAAAAAATCCAATTTATCCATGCAAAAGGGATAGCCATGGAGAACGCTTGCCAGTACGTCAAATCTTTAAAGGGTAAGGTAACATACTGACCCCACATACTAAATGCTTGTCCAGTTGCAAATAGAATATAATATATAATATACAAAAATGGTTTTGATTCTAATAGTAACATCATATTAAAATAGACATAGACAAATAATAATAAAATTATTATATAATTATATTGATAAAATATAGATGGCAACCGTATGGGATGTAATAGTATGGTTATTTCTAAATGTAATTGTTGCAGTTGCAGTTATGTTAGCAATGTTCTTGCAAACAACATTAAAAGGAGGAGACGCGACAATATATAATAAATTAGTCACGTCTGAATTTTGGGCCACCATAGAATGGGCATTTATCGTTCCAATGCAACGATTAGGATATACCTTTTTGAATCCAGCTCAATTGGCTTTATCATCATATGTATTTCAATTCTTGGGGCAAATCTTTAGCAATGAATTTTGGTTGCATATTCACACAACTATAGATGATTTTATAGGAATGATACTAATTTTCTTAGGAATGGCTGTATCTAAGTTTGTATTACTTGGATAAATAATAAATTATTATACTCTATATATCATCATTAGGAGAGATGTATTCAATATTGTAAGCATTAAAGCAAATAATACGTATTTCAATAAAATATGTATTATTATTTAAGAAATCTTTCTCGTGGGAATGTCAGAAGATACCAAATAAATTGAATTCTCAGTAATAATGATGTACTCAGTTCCACTCTTGTAAAATTTGGCAATAGGTGATGTATATTCATCCTCACTTTTTACAAGTAATTTCTCACCTGACTCCTTAACTCCAACTAACGCCTTTTTATCAAGAGAGACTGACCAATAGTCCAACATAATTGGCTTATCTTCAACAATGCCAAGTTTTGCTGCATGTTTTAAAGTAATATCACTTGGTAATCTATAAGATGATGCATCGGGGGTAGATTGTTCACTAGACATATATTATATAGTAGAAATTTTAAAAGTCTTTAAATTGTTATAAATTTAAATTAAATATTATTTACATAAATATAGTATGATAACTTTACAAACAACTCAACTATATTTACTAAATGATGTAAACAATTATAAAAAAAAACTTGAATCTTCACTAGGAATACTTGCTGATAAATATATGATACTATTGACTGAATATATTAACTTTATTTTGGAACATATATATAGTTCAGTAAACCATGAATTTAATATATTTATTATTAAAAGAGGTATTGACACCGTTACACACGTGTTTACATTATTACTATTTTATTCAAAAAATATAGAGTTTACATATTATCATAGTCAAAAGGCTTTTTACTTTTATGTTGAATTTATATCTCAAATTTCAAATGACCAGAATATTTATTTACGATTAAATTCACGTGATGCAATCTTGTTTGTATATAAAAAAACAATTTTTGATATACATGTAGATATTCAGAAATTTTCTAATAAGTTATGTGATGAAGATACCGAAATTTTACATATGCTTGATTCAGTTATTTCTATATGCAAACATACTATATACTTTTTTCTAGAAAATATGGATATAGACATTAATGTTTCTGAAAAAATAACTAATATGAAAGTACAGCTTGAAACAATATGTTCTAAGTTATTAAAGTATACATTTACATGCAACGAATATAACGTAATAGATACATTTATTTCATGCATATCGCACAAAAAAATAACGGTTACTAAGTATTATGAAATAATTAATTTATTTATTCAAAAATATTCAAAAATAAAACCTGAAATCGTAAATCACATTACCGTGTCTAAAATACAGAGAAAATGCGGTAATAGTGATTTTGAAGATATATTGTATGAATCATCTGATAATTTTATAAGATGGATAGTAAAATAACTATAAATACTATACTATAGATACCTGAATAATCTTTCGTCTTACCTTCTTTTTTTTATCCTTAGTTATTTTATTTTCAGAAGTAATCACTTTTTGATTTATCTTATGAAATTCCGCATGTAACAACATTTTTAGATATTCATAGATTGCATAAAGAACATGGTCGTCGCACATTCCCACGATAAGGATACTACCAGTTCTAAAAATCATGAATGACACTTCAACAATTTTATCATATTTTTTATTTTCCTTATCCTCCTGTGATATTTGACTCCCACTTTGTATTTCTATTTGTGGATTAAAATAAAACTTACATTGTATACCTGGATAAGAACATGGATCATAAATGCATTGTATATTATACTTGAATTTAAGAATATCAAATAATACTTCCCGATTAATATAGAACCCACAATTAAAATTAGAATTAATGAGAACAGTGTCACTTTTTTGTAAATACTCCAGTTTTTTGTCTATATGTGGCTGTAAATTTGCAATAATATTCTTTAATACCTCCTCAAAAATTTCATCCGTCTGAATACCTGGTATTTCTAATTTACCTGTATTAAAAACCTTGATATGAAATTCTTTAAATATTTCTTTAATTTTTATACGCAAAATTATAACAAAACAATTGTAGAATGCGCTCTTCTTCTTGCAGCGATAGCTCATAATATCCTTCTTAGAAATGCCAATACTAACCTTTCGTATATCCTTGAATTTAATACGCCCATTTGGATTATTAATACTTGTAATAATTTGCTCTTCAAAGAAATTTTCCTTGGAAAGATGTACAGTAATTACATCTAGTTCTTCTTGAGAAAGTGAATTAAACTTCATTTGTTTTTTTATAACACCATTGCATGGCTTTGCATAAGGTATAACCGGAACCTTCCAGAATAATGTTTTTAAGTCAATCTCTTGGTTTAAATAAGCAATCTTTGATTTCGTTGAAATATAAATATCAGTTGCTTTAGGAGTCTCAAGAGATTCAGTTTCAAGATTATCTTCTGTATCATCAATTATTTCTTCGTAATCGTCTGATAAAAAGTTTTTCCATTCATCATCAACGCTTATGGTCAAAGCCATAGTAATTTATAGGAAAGTAGCTTTATATTCTTTAAATTATTTTATTTCAATTATTTTATTATAATATAGAATAGTATGATTCGCACCAATATTATCATTTACGAAAAGGATAATTTAATAAAATCTATTCCAATCGCAATAAATAATCGCAAACAATCTACAGTAGTAAGTGTTAAACAAAACAATATGGACCCAATAAAAAGCTCGCCTCCAAATATTTTTATGATAAATCTGCACAAAAGAATGTATAATTATAATATAATAACATCAGATGTAAAATGATAATACATAATTCTACTTTTATTATTTGTCTTCATGTTCGTCATGTTTGTGTTCATGTATTTTATTGGTTTTGAAAAATAGAGATAACCGAATTAAAGTGTAGTATATATAATGTGAGCTTTTACAATCCTGATGGTGCATTATATTTTCAATAAATGAAAGAAACTCACATGTAACAATGCTTATTTTATTGCGAATAATATAATTTAAAAAATTTTTAATTATATTTTTTTTATCAATGTTATAAGTTATACTCATATTTTGTATATAAGCGTCAATTAGTGAAATATCTCTGTTGTTTTCAAGCTTTAAAAATAATGTTTCCCAAATAGTCGCATCTATAATATTTAATATATTATTATTCACGTGCTGATTAGATTGCATACAATTTATCATACTTCGCATATCTGAACCGTATAACTGTTGAATCATATATAAAGATGATTCAGGAAATTGTAAATTTTCTTTGTTTGAAATATTTTTCAAAAAATGAATAATATCGGGAATGGGCAGTTGGTTAAAACGTAATCTCAAGAATTCATTTTGTAAACCTTCATCTATCCGACTAATATAATTGCATATTAGACAAAATCTTACATTACTAGAATAACTTTGTATCAAATAATGAAGTGCTTGTTGAGCATTTTTCGTCATATAATCTACTTCATCTAAAATAACAAATTTCATACCCTTTCCAAACAATGTTTTTGAATTAACAAATTGACTTATTTGATTTCGTATTATATCTACACCTCTATCATTAGATGCATTTAATGTAATAGTAAGTTCAGATGTTCGCTGATTGTGTTTTTTATGGTATTCATTAATTAAAATCATAACACTTGATGTTTTACCTGTTCCAGGCGGTCCATATAATAAAAGATGAGGAAAATAGGTTGTATCAATAATATTTTTCATAATAATTTTATTTAGCGGGTCTAGTACAACATCATCAAATAAAGATGGTCTATAAAATTCAACCCATGGAATGCTTGTCATAAATTACTATAAATAATAGTATATGTTTTATATAGTATTACTACGAATAAATAACTAATAATAATTTAATTAATACAAATAAAAATATTATTGAAACTATTTAATTATATTGCTATGTATAATGCATCAAAAAGAATATATGAATAATCCTACTAGTGGATATTTAGAATTAATATTGGGACCCATGTTTTCTGGTAAAACATCCAAATTGCTTGAGATATATAAACAATATTCTTTCTGTAATATTTCAGTCGCTGTAATAAATCATTCGTTAGATACCAGATACCACGAATCCTTACTTTCAACACATGACAGAATAATGATACCATGCTTTCAAACAGAAAGTTTAATGAACGAATCCTGTTTGGAAATTATGCAAAAATCACAGGTTATTTTAATAAATGAAGGTCAATTCTTTTCAGATTTATATGAATGCATTTTAATGTTATTACAGAATAAAAAGACTGTGTATATTGCTGGACTGGACGGAGATTTTGAAAGAAAACCATTTGGTGAAATTATACGTTTACTTCCATTATGCGATAATTATTATAAACTCAAATCACTTTGTTCTTTGTGCAAAAATGGAACCACTGGAATATTCTCTCTTCGTTTAACCAAGGAAACGGAGCAAACATTAATTGGTTCAAATAATTATCTTCCAGTTTGTAGAACATGTTATGATAATAACTCATAATAACATGGAAAAGTAATAGACAATAGTAAGAAATAATATAATATAGTATAGATAACTGCTTATATATCTATGAAAACAATTTAAATTAAAAGAACTAGAATAGGATATAAGTAAATGAGTGAAGTTGTTATTAAACCAAAGAGAGGAAGACGTACAAAGAAAGAGATTCAAGCGTGTTTGGAAGAAAAAAATAATAAAGAGGCACAAATAAATGTCAACAATATTATAACCAACGAGGAAACAAATATTGAATTAAATATTAATATGAGTAATGAAATTAATGAAATAAATGGTGGTAATAATTGTGAAATAGATAATGAAAATATAGTTATTAAACCTGCTGGGAAAAAACGAGGTAGAAAACCCAAAGGTGGTAAAATCGTGCAACAGAATATTTCTCTCGTTGAAGTTAAAGAAGAAAAGCCAAATATAATTCTACACTTAAAATGTTCACTAAAGGATGTTCAATTAACTGGTGATTATAACTCAAATTTTACATCCGCTAATATTGAATCATTTACATTTTCTGGGTCAAAAAATGACTGTTTTTATGAGATAATTAACAAACCAAATGATGAAACTGATGATATGGAACAACAGTCTTCCTATTACAATAACAGTAATTGCAAGCAAGAAGAAGAGAACAGTGAAACAAAAGAAATTTGGAAAAAGTTAAAGGTTTTAGAACATGATTTACATATAAATAATATTTCAGATAAAAAGTCTGCATGTTTCTGGTGTTCTTATGATTTTGATAATCCACCAATTTATATTCCCAAACATTATATAAAAGATACATATCACGTATATGGATGTTTTTGCAGTCCTGAATGTGCAACTTCTTTTTTGATGAATGAAAATATTGATAGTTCTACAAAATTTGAACGATATTATTTACTAAATCATATCTATTCAAAAATATACCAATATTCAAAAAATATAAAACCTGCGCCAAATCCACATTATATGCTGGAAAGATATTACGGTAACTTAACAATCCAAGAATACCGACAGTTATTAAAATCAGAACGTTTATTTTTAATGGTAGATAAACCACTCACTAGAATATTACCTGAATTTCATGAAGATAACGACGATTTTATTATTAATAATAAAATAATTCCTTCTAACAATTATCAAGTTAAAAAACGATTACAAAAAAAACATCAAAGTAAAAGTAATATTATGAATGAGCAGTTTGGATTATTGTAAATCACGAATTAGATTTTCTTCTTGCTTTTTATTGAATTCAGATATAGATGCATCTAATTTACTTCTTAATTGCTTATAAATTTCTTGATTTAATGATGAGATTGCGACAGTTTTTTTTTCAGAAATACCCATAAAATCCTTAATTACTAATATTGGGTCATTGTTAAATAGTAACATTTTCTCTCTTGCTTCAATATCAGTATAAGTGGTCTGTCGCATAATCATTTGAATAGTCTCAAGATATTTATTATCCATATACATTATGTTACAATATTTTTTAAACCATATTAAACGAAATTTACATATATAATATATTACTAAATGTCTTCAACTATGATAGATATACAACCAATCATTAATGATGTAACATGTGTTGTTAAACGTGGTATTGAGACAGTAATATATAATTATACACAAAAACATTTAATGCGAGAGCTTGAGAAGTGTAAACGTGAAATTGAATACTATAAAAATGAATTAGATATATTGCAGAAAAACCATTCTCAAAAAAATGAAAATATTTTATTGCATATTGAAGAAGTTGAAAAATCAACGGATGAGAATAATTGTGTTGTTGAAAAATTTCTATTACAGAATGAGGTTACCTCCAAGAATGAGAGAGTAATTGCTACATTAAGCGAAGAAGAAGAAGAGGAAGAAGAGGAAGAAGAAGAGGAAGAAGAGGAAGAAGAGGAAGAAGAGGAGGAAGAGGAGGAAGAGGAGGAAGAAGAAGAAGAAGAAGAAGAGGAAGAGGAAGAGGAGGAAGAGGAAAAAGAGGAAGAAGAGGAAGAAGAGGAAGAGGAAAAAGAGGAAGAAGAGGAGGAAGAGGAGGAAGAGGAGGAAGAAGAAGAAGAAGAAGAAGAAGAGGAAGAGGAAGAGGAGGAAGAGGAAAAAGAGGAAGAAGAGGAAGAAGAGGAAGAGGAAAAAGAGGAAGAAGAAGAGGAGGTATTTGAGATAGAGATTGACAATAAGACATATTATGCAACAAATGAAGAAACTGGTCCTATTTATGAAGTAGACCCCTCGGGAGAAGTAGGCAGTCAAATTGGTTATCTAAAAGATGGTGAACCAATTTTCTATTAATATTAATATTAACATACTATAGATAAAGATGTTTACATTATGTCCGCCAGCCATAATTTATATTATTTTTTCATCCATACAGATTATTATTGATTTGTTTAAGGGATTGTATAATACTGCATTCATGAAATTTTCCATAGCTATTTTAATTACTTTACTATTAAATGGTTTATGCGAACAAGGTTTAGGTGTCATTTCGTGGATTATTGTTTTTGTACCCTTTATATTAATGACATTTGTAACAGCTATGCTTTTATATATTTTTGGTATGGATGCAGCAAAGGGAGCTTCATCTAATATTAACAATATAACCAATGATTCTATTTATATTATAAAAACCCCGGAAATAAAAACAACGTCAAAATCAGTAACAGTGACAAAGACTACCGTTCCAACGTACTCATCATCACCTGCTTATGAAAGCTTCATAAACTAACATTGAATATTTATTAAAACTATTTAGAAATGTGTATATAGATTTAATAAATATTATGATACTTCATCTATTATTATTCGGAGTTTGTGGGCATACATTCCTTCAACTATTTTTCCCAAATGAGTATCAAGATACAATGATTAATATCTCATTTTATATAATTTTATGGTATAGTCATTGTGAAATATATTTTAAAAAAATTATACAGTCTCCACAAATGCAAGCAGCTCAAGCTATCATTGATTTATATTATAAAAAAAATGTTCACGAGATTGAGATTATTAAACACAATGAAACTATCTTAAAAACAAATAAGAAGAATCTTTCTGCAGATGATTTACTTTCATATGATATAATAATATTTTCAGACCTTGAAAATAATAATGAATCACAAAAAATTAATAAAATTGTATTTTCTGGATTATTGGAATTTCCATTGTACTTTAATTACAATATTTGTAATTATAACTTTATAGCACTTATGGTCACGTTAAATGATAACGCATTTCCAATCAAGTTATTAAATGAGAGAGAAAACTATTATATTGTTGGAAATAAATTAAACTCAATATTTATATGTTATCTACTCAAAAATCAGCATAATATTATATGCAATCACATTGACTGTAGTTATAATATTACTATCTTTGATCATTGTGCAAATATTATAAATATCACTGAAAAAGATGAAGTTATATTAGAAAAGAATAACTATTCCGTTGTTCAATATCAACATCTAGATGCATTAAAGACATAATAGATAATCACGTAATAAAACCACTTAAAAAAAAATTGATAATGTATTATACTTATGGTAATTTCAGAAACAAATATGGCAAAGGAAACACATCATATGCTTGCAAATAAATGGAGTATGTGGGCTCATCTTCCACACGATACGGATTGGAGTATACAAAGTTATAAGAAAATTTACACTGTCGGTTCCGTTGAGGATACAATTGCATTAACTGAGACCATACCAGACGTATTAGTGAAGAATTGTATGCTCTTTTTAATGAAGGATGGAGTCAAGCCAATTTGGGAAGACCCCAAAAATCGTGATGGCGGTTGCTTTTCATACAAAGTGTCCAATAAGTTAGTGTATGATGTTTGGAAAGATTTGAGTTATGTGCTAGTTGGTGAAACAATTAGTAATCAATCGTCTTTTGTTGCAAATGTTACTGGAATTACCATTTCACCCAAAAAGAATTTCTGTATTATTAAAATATGGATGTCGTCGTGTTCCAATCAAAATCCAAGTATAGTAACAAGCGATATTAAAAATATTTCCTCACAAGGTTGTATTTTTAAGAAACACATGCCAGAATATTAAAATGAAGTATTAAACATAATTTTAATATAAATAAATTATGTTTAAAGTTAGTATTTAAAAAGTATTATTATTAATATATATTTATATGAATATTGAGTTAAATACTTGTCTTTATCAGGTAAATCCGAATGAATATGGAACAATTATTCATAATAGCTTTAATCATCTAAAAATACGACAAGATTTAGGAAGTCATGAGCGTATTGTGGGGTTGTTGAAAGAACTCGTGGTATTTTCACAGCAGTGCATTTTTTTCAGTCAGTCTCATGGTGGATTTATTGGAGTTAATTGTGCGTGCAGTTATAAAGATGTGTATTTTTTAAATAATAGTGAAAAACATATGAAAAATATACAAGAGAATGTCAAAAGAATGAATCTTACAAATATTAAGTGGGAACTAGATTATGATTATACCGCATTCAAAAAAGGAGAGGCAATGGTTGTTTATTCTGACGATTATGATAATATTGATACTTCTTTTTTGACAGAGTGTAAACCAATTTTATTAACGAATATCAATAAAAAACTTATAAATAGTTCTTTGTATAAATATACATATGAATTATCTGATACAAATTTGATATTATGTATTCCGGATGATTTACAGACACAATTTTATAAAGAGTTTCATTATTATATTAAAAATAATATATTATATTACGATAATTTGATTCATTTATGTATTATGGTAAAAAATGGGGGTGAACAGTTTGAGGATATGTTAAAAAAGAATATTCATTTAATTGATAAATGGTCAATTTTGGATACTGGTAGTACTGATAATACATTAAATATTATTGAAAGAGTTCTTGTTGGTAAAAAAAAAGGCACATTATTTCAAGAACCATTTACTAATTTTCGCGACAGTCGCAATCGCTTGCTTGATTTAGCTGGAGATAACTGCAAATATACGTTAATGTTAGATGATACATATATTATAAATGGAGATTTGCGGTGTTTTTTGAATGAAGTAAGAGGAGACCAAGTTTCAGACTCGTTTTCTTTATATATTAAAAGCGATGATGTTGAATATGGAACAAATAGGATATTACAGGCAAGTAAAAAATTGCGATACTTATACAAGATTCATGAGGTGATACAAGATAAAAATAATATGAATATTATTATACCAAATTATGCAGCTAGTATTTTTGATGGCAGATTTGATTATATGCAGGATAGAACAATGAACCGAAAAGAATTAGATTTAAAATTATTGTACGAAGAAATGGAAGATGACCCACAAAATCCAAGAACTTTCTATTATCTTGGTCAAACATATAATGTCATAGAAAACCATGAATTAGCTTACAAGTTTTTTTTAAAGAGAATGAATCATCCAGTGGAAGGATTTATTCAAGAAAAAATAGATGCAATTTTTGAAGCAGCCCGTCTTGCAAATTTTAAACTTAATAAGCCGTGGAATGAATGTGAAGAACTTTATTTTAAGGCTTATAATTTAGATAAAAGTCGCCCTGATTCTTTATACTTTATAGGAATCCATTATTATTTGGAGGAAGACCGGAAAAGAGCATTTGAATATTTTAAATTGGCATTTCAAGTTGGTTATCCAGTACATTGTCAATATTCTTTGAAACCTACATTAAGTTTTCATTTTTTACCAAAATTTTTAACTCAATTATGTTATGAATATAAAGATTTTATCTTAGGTGAACAATGCGCAAAATTATATTTAGAGAATAATGCACCTGATGCAGATATGTATGGAGTGGTTGATTCATGGTATAAAATATTCATTAAATTGAATCAAATGAGTCTACCTCTTAAAGTAAATAATCAATATAATAAAAAACCAATTTTATGTTTTATTGCAGACGGAGGTTTTGAGCCATGGACCGGGTCTGATATTTTAACCAAGGGAGTAGGTGGTTCGGAAACATATATTATTGAGATGGCAAGATATATACAAAAACATGGTCATTTTAAAGTAATTGTATTTTGTAATTGTTTGCAGGAAAGTACCTTTGAAAGTGTTGACTATATTCCAATTAGCCAATATCCTCCTTATGTAGCAAATGTACTAGTAGATACATGTATAATTAGTCGTTTCTCCGAATACGTTCCCGTTGCAATTCAAGGATGTGTTAATAAGGTTCATCTGGTGTTACATGACTTAACCCCTTCGGGTATAGTTATACCAATTCATGAAAAACTTAAAAAAGTATATTGTTTAAGTGAATGGCATGTTGATTACTTCTTGAAAATATTCCCTCAATTATCAAAGATCACTGTACCTTTTTATTATGGAATAGATAATACATTTAAAAATCAGGTAACCTCAAGTAAAGTAAAAAATAAATTTATTTATTCATCTTTTCCAAATCGCGGACTCTTACAATTATTGCAGATGTGGAAGCCTATTGTTACACGATATCCAGATGCAAGTTTACATATTTTTTCAGATATTAACGGAAAATGGGTAAATTCCGTTGAACCTGAACTAATGAATAAAATACGTTTATTACTTACGCAACTTTCCGGTGCAAATACAAATATTCATTATCATGGTTGGGTTGATAAAAAAGTATTGGCAGAAGCATGGACTACATCAGAATACTGGTTATATCCATGCACTTTCATGGAAACATTTTGTTTGACTGCAGTAGAAGCTGCATTATCCAAAACTATTGCAATTACAAATGGGCTTGCTGCTTTACAAAATACAGTGGGAAACCGTGGAGTTTGCATACCTGGTGATGCGTTGACTGTTGAATGGCAACGCAATGCATTGACCGAATTATTTTCCCTTATGGAAAACGATGAGAGAAAATGTGAACTCATTGAAAAGAATTATTCGTGGGCATCCAATTTATCATGGAATAACCAGGCTATTAAATTATTAAAACAACATATTTTAGTTTAATATGTATATAATTATAATAAATAGGTTAATTTAATTTATAAAATATTTTATATGTAAAATATTTTATCTTATTTTCTACATTAAAATTCTTTTCTATATTTAAATCCATTTATAAGGACCTTGCCCTTTAACATTTGTTTCCTGTTTAAGTGGTTCAACATTAATAGACTGTCGTGTTCCGTGAACAATCCAATTAAATCTACCATTATTTCCATATACAGTAAAAGAACAATTACTATCTACTTCTGTTGCAGAATATGTTTGAATAGTTCCGTCATATATATGTGTAATTTGAACAGTAAAATCAGTGGCAAGTTTATTAAGATAATCTGGTAATAATATTCTTGTACATTTATTGTTTGTAATCTGGCCTTTACCACGGTAATAGACACCAGCTTCAGGACCTTCCAAACAAGCATGAACTAAATATTTTGTATCATCCAATGGATGGTTAATAACAAAAGTCTTCGCTTGATAAGGCATGTAAACAATTTCTTTTGTAGTTGTATTATAAGCCAATGTAGTAGTCTGTGTACTTAGATTAATGGGAGCAATAAAACAGCCACTTGTGCTGCTATTTAAATAAGTATTTGTTGCATTTAATATAATAGAATTAGCAGCTTGATTAGTTATTCCAGCGTAATATCCAATAGCAATTGCATTTGCACCTTGTGTATAAATTCCCGCTTGATTACCAATTGCAATTGCATTTGCCTTTTGTCCATTATAACCAGCTGCATTACCAATAGCAATTCCAAATGCACCTTGTGTATTATAACCAGCTTGATAACCAATCGCAATCGCTTGACCCCCTTGCACTACTTCGCCAGCTTGAAAACCAATCGCAATTGCACCTCCTCCCTGAGTTAAAACACCAGATAGAGTTCCAAATGCAATTGAATTTTGTCCTTGAACAAGGTTACCGGCTTGATATCCAATTGCAATTGATCCAGAACCTTGAGTTCCTTGACCAGCATTAATTCCTATGGAAACTGCGTAATATCCTTGAACTGTCATTCCGGCTTGCTGACCAATAGCAATTCCAGAATATGATTGACTAACTGCCCCCGCATTAGTGCCAATAGCTATACAGTTACTCCCCTGGCCTGTAAAGGCAGTGAGATAACCTATCGCTATTGCAAAACTTGCTTGATTGCTTCGTCCCGCTTGCTGGCCAATAGCTACTCCACCCGAACCTTGACAAAATTGTCCTGCTTGCTGACCAATAGAAACTCCACCTGTACCTTGTGTTTGCTGACCAGCATTAAAACCAATCGCAACTGCAGCTGAACCTTGCGCTGTTGCCCCAGCAGTAATACCAATAGCAACTGTATTTCCACCTTGATTACTACGTCCAGCACTATAACCGATAGAAATTCCACCTGTACCTTGTGTTTGCTGACCAGCTAAATTTCCAATAGCAACTGTATTGTTACCTTGTGTATTTTGACCAGCTTGATAACCGATAGCAACTGCTGCTGAACCTTGAGCGAATTGTCCAGTAAAATAGCCAATTGCAAGTGCATTTTGGGATTGTGTATTTTGACCAGCAACATTACCAATCCCGATTGCATTGTTACCTTGATAATTATTTCCAGCATTCGGACCAATAGCAATTGCACTTTGCGCTTGATTTGTTTGTCCAGCACTAATGCCAATAGCAACTCCACCCTGACTCTGATTGAATAGACCAGCAGAATTACCAATAGCAACTGCTGATGAACCTTGATTAGTTTGACCAGCTAGATTACCAATAGCAACTGCTGATGAACCTTGATTAGTTTGACCAGCTAGATAACCTATAGCAACTGCTGCTGAACCTTGATTAGTTTGACCAGCTAGATAACCTATAGAAACTGCATATCTTCCTTGGCTAACTTGACCAGCTTGAAAACCAATAGCCACTGCTGCAGTTCCTTGTCCTGTAAGGCCAGCATTGCCACCAATAGTAATGTTGGTATCTCCAAAGGTCCAGCCACCAGCAGTTCCACCCCAATATAAATAATCCCCTGGGTTAATTCCTGGTTGTAAAACTGTTCCTGTAGGCCCAGTTGCTCCAGTATTTGTTGCTGACCCAGCTAGTCCGGTAGGTCCAGTATAACCAGTGGAACCAGTTGCGCCAGTATTTGTCGCCGACCCAGCGAGTCCTGTATAACCAGTGGAACCAGTATAACCAGTGAAACCAGTGGAACCAGTTGCGCCAGTATTTGTCGCCGACCCAGCAAGTCCTGTATAACCAGTGGAACCAGTGTCACCAGTATAACCAGTTACACTGCCTCCTCCCGTTGAATAACTTATTTCACTTGTAGATGTATTATAAAACAAAGAAAAAGAAGTAGATAAATTTCTAAGTGGATTTACAAAAAATCCACCAGCAGCAGCTGCATTTATTGTTTTTGTATTACTTGCATTAATTACTATAGAATTTGCAGGTTGACTAGTTTGTCCAGCATAATATCCAATCGCAATTGAGTTCGTTCCCTGGGTTGCCCGTCCAGCGTAATATCCAATCGCAATTGAGTTCGTTCCCTGGTTTGCCCGTCCGCTCGTATTTCCAATAGCTATAGCGTTTGTCCCTTGATTGCTTTGACCTGAGCTATTTCCAATAGCTATAGCGTTTGCCCCTTGAGTGCTTTGACCTGAGCCATTTCCAATAGCAACTGCATTGGTTGCTTGGCTTGTCCGTCCAGCATAATAACCGATAGCCACTGCAGCAACACCTTGAGTATTTGACCCAGCAAGATAGCCAATAGCAATTGCATTTGTCCTCTGGTTTGTCCGTCCAGCATAATAACCGATAGCCACTGCTGCAACACCTTGAGTATTTGACCCAGCAAGATAGCCAATAGCAATTGCATTTGTTTGTTGAAAATTATTTCCAGATCTATTACCAATTGCTATAGTATTTTGACTTTGACTTATTTGTCCAGCACTAAGGCCAATAGCAATTGCAAAAGTCCCTTGTGTACTATAACCAGCCAAATTTCCAATGGCAATTGCATTAGTTCCTTGAAGATTATAACCAGCACTATCTCCAATAGCAATTCCTTGTTGTGATTGTGTATAAATTCCAGAATTGTTGCCTATTGCTATTGCATAGGTTCCTTGAAGATTATAACCAGCCTGCGAACCAATAGCTATTGCAGATATTTGTTGATAAATTTTTCCAGAGTTGTTACCTAATGCCACTGCAAAAGTTCCTTGATTTAACTGTCCAGCGTAATAACCTATAGAAACTCCATACCATCCTTGGTTATTCTGTCCCGAAAAATTACCTAATGCCATTGCAAAAGTTCCTTGGTTATTTTGAGCAGCTTGGTAACCTATAGCCACCGCTGCTGTTCCTTGGTAATTCGCTCCAGCATAATAACCTACAGCAACCGAATAAGTTCCTTGTATATTATATCCAGCATGATTACCTATAGCAACTGCAGAATCAAATTGGCCATATTGTCCAGCGATATTACCTATAGCAACTGCAGAATTTCCTTGAGTATTCTGTCCAGCGTAATTACCAATAGAAACTGCATAAGGGTTTTGATAAGCAGCACCAGCGTAATAACCTACAGCAACCGAATTAACACCCTGTATACTAAGTCCAGCATTGGTACCTATTGCCACCGCATAATATTGTTGTGAATTGAAACCAGCGTTATGTCCTATACTCACTGCCTCATTACTCTGGTAAGTATACCCAGCCTGTAGTCCAATCGCAATTGCATTTACACCTTGACTAGCACGACCAGCATTGTATCCTAATGCAATTGCATTTGCACGTTGTCCCGTAAGACCAGCATTTCCGCCGATAGTAATATTGGCATCTCCGACGGTCCAGCCACCAGCAGTTCCACCCCAATATAAATAATCTCCTGGATTTGTTCCTGTAGCGGCAATTCCTCCTCCTCCACCTCCTGAACCAGCTGGTCCTTGAACACCTTGCGGTCCACGCTCACCTGTAGGTCCTTTACCTGTAGGTCCGGTAACCCCGGTTGAACCAGTTCTTCCAGTGTATCCAGTTGAACCAGTGACTCCAGTATATCCTGTTGCACCTGTGACTCCAGTATATCCAGTGGCTCCTGTATATCCAGTATATCCAGTGGAGCCAGTCACACCAGTGTATCCAGTTGCGCCTGTGACTCCCGTGTATCCCGTTGCACCCGTATATCCAGTATATCCAGTTGACCCTGTTACTCCAGTATATCCTGTTGAACCTGTCACACCCGTATATCCAGTTGCACCTGTGACTCCAGTATATCCTGTTGAACCAGTATATCCAGTGAAACCAGTCACACCCGTATATCCAGTTGCACCTGTGACTCCAGTATATCCCGTTGAACCAGTATATCCAGTTGAACCTGTCACACCCGTATATCCAGT